GGTGATGCTCATGATGTCCCAGTGAGTGGCCGAGCGCATCACCCAGGCGCAGCTCTGGCTGTCGTCCAGGTAGTTGCTCAGCGCGTCGTTCCCTACTATGTCCTCGGGCTCGCCCGCTGCGATGGAGCTCTCGCCTGCGAAAGTTTTGAGCGCGGTCCCGTTGGTCCCCACCTCGGTGATCAACAGGTTGTTGCGGGTCTTCGCCATCCCGCGACCGAAAAAGTCGGTCAGGAAAGCGAACAGGTTCACGTCGTTGTCCTCGTTCAATTCGTAGGTGATGTCCGTCTTTTTGGTGTACTTGACCTTGGTCAGGGTCAGCTTTGCCAGCGCGGGCGCGTCCCGGTCGAAGGCGCTCGACTCGTTCGTGCTCACAAACTCGCCGTCGTCCTCGTTGTCGTACACGATGTCCTTGGAAGTGCCTGGGCCGGAGAACCGGCGGCAGGCTAGCTGGCTGGTCAGGTCCATTTCGTCTCTTTTGGCGATCACGCTCTCGAACAGCGTGGTCGGCACGCCCACGCCGCCATCGGCCGCCGTGGTGATGTTCATCGTGGTGTCGTTCGACGCGCGGATCTCCACCTCGTCCTGGTCGTTGATCAGGTGCCGGATACCGCCCCGGTCGCCGGTACGGATGTAGCTGAAAAGCGCGTTCTGGAAGTTGTCGCCCGGCTTGCGGATGTGCGCCGGTGCGCGCTGCGGCTTGACTGGCTCGCCGTTCTCGAACCGCGCGCTCATCTCTTCCAGTTTCTTCGAGCGCTCGATCCGCTGGTCGTATTTCTCGACCTCGGCCATATAGCCGTCATATTCGGCCTGCTCTGCCTCGGTACACTCGCGCGCCTCGGCTTCCACCAGGTCGTTCAGTTTCTTGGCCTCGTCGAGCTTGTCGGCTCGCTCTGCCAGTAGTTCTCGGGTGTTCATTGTCACTCCTTTGTTTCTGGATATTTCTGAGCAGCAATCTGAAGACTGCGGCGGCGGGCTGCCGCCTTCCGAACTTCCGCGCCACCTGACGCGGCCTGCTCTGTTTCCAGTTGCTGGAACTCTTGAATTTTTGACCGCACCGCTGCGGTTGACTGTGGGTAGGCGGGAAAATCGACTGGTCCTACGTCCAGTAGTCTGTCGATCTCGTGCACAAAACGGATCAGCTCGCCGTTTTCTTGTTTCCAAGTGTCGCCGCCATCTGGCACGGTAAACGCGAACGAGCTGCCGTCCACGTCGCCGCGCTTGATCTTTTCATATGCGGCCAGCGCCTCTAAATCGTTTTCGTTGATCAAAATCTCATAACGCAGCCCGGTTGCATTCTTTTCCAGGGTCAATGTGCCGTTTTTAGTTCGCCCCAATATCAGCGAGTGGTTATAACGCGCGCGCACATCTGCGCCTTCCAGTACATTGTCAAGCGCCTGCGGCTCGATCACTTCCCGGAAGTCCCATAACAATTCGCTGCGCTGGTTGAATACAGGCGAAATGCCCACAATTCGCTTGGTGCCATCTTCGCTCTCAAATGCACGCACCTCAGTTTCAATAGATCGGATTTCATAAACTTGTTCGTTCATTCTGACTCCTGCCCCGCGCCTGCGGGGTCCATCAGCGCTCTCGCTAACACAGGCGCGCCTTCCGGCCACGCCTCGGTGATCTCCTCAAGATCGCCCTGCTCGGCCAGAGTCTGGTCAACACGCAATCCTTGAGCCTCGCTATGCACGGCGGCAACATGTGCCAGTCGCTGCTGGCCGAGCAGGCCAGCCTCGATCAACGGTGTGCAGACCTCCCGTAAATACTGCGGTTGGTCGGCCTTGTAAAATTCCTCCAGCCATTGCCGGAACTTCTCCGGCTTGCCCTTGGCCAGCCAGCGCCGCGATGCGTCCCTCACCTCGTGGCTCTCGCGCCTCAACGCGCGCCGCGCCGCGTCCATCACCAGCGGCAGAAACCGCTCGTCGTTCTCATCCTCGGGTTCTTCCTCTTCGTCGGGTGGTGGCTCGTTCGGCGGGAGCATCGTTGGCGCCAGTTGCGGCGGGATCGGCTCCGGCTCTGGCTCCGGTTCGTTCACGTTTTTCAGGTTCATCGGCACCAGGTAATCCTCGCCCTCATCGTAGGGGTTCAGGTTTTCCTTCTCCCTGACCTCGTTGCGGTTCATGATGCCGTTCGTGATCGCCTGCGTGTACGCCTGCATCCGGCTTGTCAGGTCGGTGCGCAGCAGCGCCTCGACCAGGTGCTCGATCACGTAATTGCGCTTCTCGCGCTGGATCAATAAGTCCTTGTGTAATTGCTGTTCGATCCTCACCAGCCACGGCCGCAGCGTATGGCTCAGGTAGCCGATCTCCTGTTGCTCGATCCCGCTGCCCCAGCTCGTGGACCGCTCCACATCCCCCAGCATGTGCGGCGGGATGCGGAAGATGCGCGCGATCTCGCTCACCTGGAACTGCCGCGTCTGTAAGAACTGCGCGTCCTCGGGCGGGAATCCGATAGTCTCGATGTCGATCCCCTCCTCCAGTACCGCGCTCTTGGCCGCATTCCCCGCTCCCGCGTAGATCTGCGCCCAGCTCTCGCGCAGCGCCTGCTTGGCCTCCGGCGTCATCTTCTTTGTCGCCTTGAACAGCACGGACGGCCGCGCGTCGTTTGCGAAGATCTTCGAGCCGTATTTCTCGGCCGCTCGCGCCAGTCCAATCGCGTTGCGTGACATGCTGATCCGGCTGTACCCAACCAGCCCGTCGAACCCGAACGCCGGGATGTGCAGGATGTCCTCCTGCCTGAAAGCGATTTTCCGCCCCGACTGGTCGATGTACAGGTAGCGCCGCTCCCCGTCCTTGCGGAATACCTCCATCCGGTTCGCCGCCAGCGGCCAGATCTCGCGCACCACCCCCCGCCCGTCCCACAGCATCTGCCCGTAGAAATTGCCCCAGCCCAGCATGTGGCCGGTGACCATCTCGCGGAACACCATGCTGGTGTGTTCCGGGTTGAAGTTGTCGTGCAGCAAGGAATAATACGGGTGCCGGTTGGCGCGTTCTTTGCCGCGCTCCAGCCTGCGGTACAGGATCAGCGGCAGGCTGGCGATATCCTCCATCAGGATGGTGAACCCCGCCAGCACGCTGGTCACGTTCAGCGCCCCCTCCACCGTGATCGTCTCCCCTGTGTATGACTCCTGCCCGGAGGCCAGTAGCTTGATGATCTCCGGCGATGTCAGTGACACAGACCGCTGTTCGGCGGCAAAGGCGCGGGATAGGAATCCGCTCATTTAGGCCCCTTTCCGTTTTGGGTAGCTACGCCCCACACTGAAACAACGATCAGCACACCGCCACATACGCTCGACGCGCCGTGCACCGACCACAGGCCCGTCAGGCCGTAGAACAGCAGCCCCAGCCCGCACAGGAACAGGCATTCGTTCACGCCGAGAAGCAAAGAGACCGCGGCCCCCAGCGCGTTGGAAATCTGTTGGATGAGTGCGCTTTTTTTCATCAAATAGGTAAACAAAAAGCGCCCGACGACTCTATTCGAGTCGTCGGGCGCATCACTCCGACAGGCATCCCGTCACGGGATTGCTTAGGTTGTTACAGAATTATATCACATAAAATTCCTTACCCGCGCGATTTTTGCCGATGGTTTCCCCCCAAATTCGGGCGCTCTCCCCGCATTTGGGGGGACGCAGGGGGGCCAAACACCTCCACCAGCGGCCCGCTCACCGCCCTAATGCGCTCCATCATCTCCGGGTAGCGCCTCCACCCCGCTTTCCATCGTTTCAGGTGGTCCTCCAGCGGCCTTTTATATACCGGCTTGTCCTCCCTCTCTCCTGGGTGGCAGTACATCACCTCTCCCTGGTACAGGTCGAACCCGCACAGGAACACCGGGTCGCCCCCCATCCAGCACGCCAGCCACGCGGCTGGCAGCGCGCTGCTCGGACCGTTCCAATACTGCACCCCGCGCATGTCCACGTCCGTGTATTCCAGCAGCGGGCACACCTTTGTCCCCCCGTAATCCTTCGCCGCCTGGAACAGCAGCGGGTGGTGGATCGGGTCGTCCATGAACACCATGTAATCCGGCTCGATCCCCGCGCAGATCGCGTGATGGTTCACCGCCACCAATATCGGCCGCACGTACCGCCTGCGCACGTACCAGTAATCCTCCGCCAGGCTCGGCCCGCCCCCCAGCACCATGATAGGGTCATCTTTGTGTCTGTCTTTCAAATCTGTCAGCTTGATCACAGGTATTTCTCCAACACATCCCGGAATCTCCCCGGGC